TGCTCACGCTTGACCAGGGAGGCGAGGCCCCTGGCGTCGATGAGGCCATTGATACGTGTCGGGTGCGGGTTGACGTTCCGTTTTTTGTCGAGATCCTTGTGCCCCGTGTGCCGGGCGATGCTGCTAACTGGCAGTTGTTGGATCCGTTCTATGTTGCTGTCCACGCCCGAATCATGGCAAACCCTCGAAACCTTGGCGGGCTGTGCCGCAATGGCGGCGTCACTTCAGTTCGCCGCTTGCTGCTGGAGCCTGACCTTCAAGCGTGTGGAATGCGGGCCTACTACAATGCAAGCATTCTGCATGATCAAACTGACGTGACCGTGGCCAAATGAGCGACCCCGAACCTCAAGCCCCCGGCATCCCTGGCGAATTCATCCGCGACCCGGGCGAAACCGAATGGCGCCGCGACCCGGCGGCGATCACGAATGAAGAGTCCCCGGCTGATCCCGTAGAGGCCCCAGCACCCGAGCAGACCGCCCCAGCTTTGCCCACCACTGACACCGAGACCGATGGCATTCAACGACCTGATTTTCGCAATCAAAGCCGAAGGGACAAGCGGGACCCTTGAAACCCTGGCCGGCGCGGATGCGATTCGCTGCGGCAAGTTTGTGCCAAAGGTCCAGGACTTCACGGCGGTTGATCGGACAATGCTAGGCGTCAGGCCTGGCACTCCCCAAGCGTCTCAGATGACTGAGCAAAAAACCAGTTTTACGGTCCCGTTTGAGTGGGCTGGCAGCGGCACCGCAGGCACTGCCAGCGGGATTGACAAGATCGCACTGGCGGCAGGGCTGGGCAAGGCCGTTGTAACAAGCACCAGCATCACCAGGGCGCCTGTCTGGCCCCCGCCTGCTACCACCTACTCAGTGGGCACGTCGGTGGATGGCGTCACCTACAGAGGCGCGGGGGCGCGGGTGAGCAAGTTAACGATCGAGGCCAAAGCTGGCCAGCCGCTGATGGCAATGGCAGATTTTGTGGCGTTGTATCGGGATCCGGTTACGCAGGCAAACCCGGCGGTAGCAACCTGGCCGCCGCAGGTTGACGCGGTGGTGTTTGATTCATCCTCAGGCGCCCCTGGCACTGCCACTTTGACTCCTGCTGGCGGGTCTGCTGTGTCGCTGTGCTTTACGGAATATACATATACCAAAGAAAATGTAATCACGTTAATTGATGATTTTGGGTGTGTCCCTTATTTTGCCTTTACTGGCTACAAAATAACAGGCACAGCCAAGGTTGCCCGTCCAGCGATTGGCACCCTCGACCTGTTCGGCATCTCCAAAAGCTCAACCCTGTGCGCAATGGCGCTACCAATCGGCACCACTCCCGGCAACATTATGACCTTCAATCACCCCAGAATCCAGATCATTTGCGATCTGGAGGACAACAAGGATCTTCCTTATATCTCCTTCTCCTGGGAAGGCAGGTTCGGCGATAACGCCAACCAGGAGCCGTTTATTGTTGAGACCTGATCAGCCCAAGCCCCAGCCCAATCCTTCACCCCTGATTTCCCCATGGCTTTTGAAATCGACAAAGGCGAAACCTACGATTGGCCCGTAATTTGCGGCGATCCCGTCGATGGTGAGTATAAAAAAGAAAGCTTTGTCGGCGTATTCAACAACCTTGGCCAGGCACGTATAAACGAAATAAATGATCTTTGCCGAAAAAGGCAGATTGCTGAACTTTCCGGCGAATCTACGAAAGGCATGATTGATGATATGCAACTTGCGAATGAAGTCTTAGCGGGATGGAAGGGAATCACCAAAAATGGCGAGCCGCATGAGTGTAACGAGGCGACCAAGCGGGCCATGCTTAGCAGGGCAAGGATTGCGGGCTGGGTAGTAGACGCCTGGAATGGATCGGTCAAGGGGGATACAGCGCGAAAAAAAACCTCAAGGACGCCGCTAGGTATTGGCTAAATGCTAAACGGGCAGCCCACAATCCAAACAGCTTGGCGGACTCTATCGAAGGCATGGGCTTGGCGCCGCCTCCTGCTGGATGGCTTGAGCAATCCCAGCCCCCAGCCCCTGATGTGTTCTACGTCTGGCGCGTCAATTGGCCGGCGGTGGAGCTGTTCATGCGCTGCCAGTCGCAATGGCGCTCCAATCAAACGGTTGGAGAAAGCCTTGTCTATGAGGCGCTGCTAGGCATGGGAGGGCTTTACGAAGTCAAGAATCTACCGCGCGTAATCGAAGACGTGCAAGTTATGGAATACACTATAATTGCCGAAAGGAAGGGCTGATGGCTACCACTTTAGACGCCATTCTCAGAATTGCCACACAGGTTACCGGAGAAGGGAATCTTGCAAGATTAGGCGCGGGGATCAAGGGCGTTGAGAAGGTGGCCAAGGATGCAGATGCGGCTATTGGTGGTGTAGGCAACGTCGTCCGCAGTCTCACCGGGGGGATTGCAGCGCTGGGGGTCGGCCTATCAGCTGCTGGGATTGTTGGATTTGCAAAGGGCGCGATTGATGCCGCTGATGATTTACGGGATCTGAGCCAACAAACAGGGGCCAGTGTAGAAAGCTTAAGCAGATTCAAGCAAATGGCGGATATGTCTGGCGCTAGTATTGATGATGTAGGCAAAGCGATGATAAAGCTGAATAGGAATATGTTCGAAGCAGCGACTACCGGCAAGGGCCCTGCCGCTGAAGCACTGCAAGCACTTGGGTTGAGCGCCACGGACGCAGCAGGGCGGCTGATTCCAGCCGATGAAATGATGCTTAAGATCAGTGACCGCTTTGCCCAGATGGAGGACGGCGGGAAGAAGGGGGCCTTGGCCATGGACCTGATGGGCAAGTCTGGCGCCAACATGATCCCAATGCTGAATGAAGGCAGGCAGGCGATCGCCGGTCTTGACGCAACGATGACGACAGCATTTGCCGGCAAGGCCGACGCCTACAACGACAGCCTGGCGGCGATGGGCGCCGTCTTTGGCCAGATTGGAATGGAGATCGCAGACCAGCTACTGCCCTATCTATCGAGCGCTGTTGACTGGCTGGCAAAGGTGGGCATCGGGTTCAGGGATTGGATCGTGGGCAACCGGGAGCCGATCAGGCAGACCATCGAGACGATCGCCACCGTGGGCCAGGCATTGAGGCCATGGGTGCTCGGCATCGGTACTGTCATTGGGATCTACAAGGTGCTGACCGAAGTAATCAAGGGGGCAGCCATTGCCCAGGCCGTCCTGCAGGGGCTCTCTGGCCCGGCTGGGTGGGTCCAGTTGTTCACTGCTGCCGGCCTTACCGCAGCCGCCGTTTACGGGATCAACAAGGCAATGGAGGGCACCAAGACAGCCACGGCAGATGCCGAGCTTGAGGCGCAGAAACTGCTTGCTAGAATGGATAGAGTTAAAACAAGCGCCGATGATATTATCCCGCCAATTGAAGATGCAAAAGTAAAACAGCAAGAATTTAGTTTAGCAATTGATGAAAGCAATCAAAGCTATCAGCGGCTTAGCTCTACCATTGAAGCAACCAGTCAGACGATGAGCTTAAATCAGAAGCTCTACGATGCCACGATTACAGCAGAGCTGGCCATAAATAATACCGCTCAGCAGGTCTTAAAGACTAAGTTGGGGCTGGCTAAAACCGAATCTGAAAAAATTGGAATCATAGGCCAGATAATGGCACTGGAGCTAGAAGCTGCAAGGCTTCAAAAAGATGCAGCTATTGCCCAGATCGAATCAGAAGTCACGATTGCAGACCTAAAACGCCAGTCGGCCTGGGCGGAACTGCGCAAGGCTGACGCCGCTTTGGCGACCGCCAGGGCCATGAGCACAGGCACGGCAGAAGAGCAGAAGCGGATTGCGGCCATGACCCAAGGCCTGGAGCTTGCCAAGCAATCAGCCAACGCGGCAGACCGTGAATTCATTATGACCGGGAGAATTGCGGATCAAAGAATCCGCGCCATTGATGCCCAGTTCAGGTTGACCGACTTCCAGGCCAGGGCCGCTTCCCAGGCGGCAACGCTCCAAGCCAGGGAGGCTGGCAACCAAGCGGCCAGGCTGGGAGAGTTCTTCCTAACAGCGGACAATCCCCTTGGCGGTTCCGTTGAAGGCCAGCAATACAGGACTAGACGCACTGCAACAGGCGGCAGCGTTAGCGAGCTGGTGAGCTTTGCCGGCGGGGGTTACACCGGCAACGCCCCTCGGTCTGGTGGGCTTGATGGTCGGGGCGGATTTCTGGCCATGCTCCACCCCAGAGAACGGGTAACCGATCTGGCGTCAAGCGCCAGGGGAGCAGCCAGCGGCGGCACCTTCGCCCCGGTGATCACCCTGCAAACCGGCCCGGTGATCCAGCAGCCCGACGGCTCGCAGTGGATCAAGATTGAGGATGCCCAGGCCGTTGCTGCTGACGCGGTTGGCGAGTTCTGGGAGCAACTGCAGACATATCCATATCGCCAGGCTCTGGGGATGGCCTGATGCCCGACTACGGCCCCCACGTCTACACCCAGACCCTGAAATGGATGGACCCCGGCGGCAACGCCCAGGCCCGCTGGCACCGACTGGATGGGGTCAACAATCTGCCGTTTTCATCGTGGGATGCCGGCGATGGTGACGGGCTACAGAAATGGGAGTTTCAGGAGTTCTCCTGCCCCGGCTTTGATTCTGGGATGCAGACCCCTTCGGTCACGATCAACTGCGCCTATTCCCCTGCTGTAATGGCCCTGGCCCTGAAAGCCAATGCAGCCCAATGGTTTATTGAGCTGCGCCAATATGAGGTTGTGACAGGTGGCCTGTCTTTCATCGCTTCGGTTCTCCTGGGGAGCATCTCCGCCACTGGCACCCTGACTCAGATCTCAATTACGGGCACCAGCTCACCGCCTCCGGTTGCCGTTACGATCCCGCCAATCATTCTCACGCAGCCGATTATCGGCACGCCCTGCGTTTTGGATTTCCCCTGATGCTGGCATTCTCAAGCTCTAGCAAGGGCAGCGGCGGATACGGCTCCGTCACAACGGCAAAGCCTGCCCAGGTTGCCCTGGGGGGATCTGCGCGGCCAACGGCAATCAATGGCACCGAACCATCATCCTCTTGGAATAGCAACCAGCAGGCGATGAGTTTGTTGGAGCGGGCGCCAATCGTCTGGTGTCGGCGCGTAGGTGATAGCTGCGGCAGCCCCTCAGACGACGCCATAGGGGGTGTGCTGGTGAGCCCCAAGGCCACTGCCTGCCGATTCGATACTCCATTGCTGGAGGGCCAGCCCGTCGCCAATGCCGTCTCAGTCAAATGGAGGTTGGTGGTTTCCCAGGGAAAGCTTGGCGGGATTTCGGTTAATGGAGTCTTCCAGGGCCGCTGCAGGGTTGGGCAGTTCAGCCAGTCCTATGACCCAAAAACCGCTGGCACCTGGACACCCGGCAATTTCCTGGTCGACGTCTATTCAGGCACGCAGCTAATAGCCAATAAGGTGCAGGCGCCAACGCAATGCGGAACGGTTGGCACACACAGAGATCTAACGACTGTATCTTTCAGCGCTATAAATTTCAACGGCTTTGACGCCGATGGCGTTGGCCTGCCGGATCGTGGCCACTGGAAGCGGCAGATCCATTTGTTTATCCGCAATGGCGTCGAAACAACTAGGCTGCTAGACGATGCCTATGGCAGTTCTAACAACTTAGCCGACCTTTATTTATACTTACTGAACAACGATGGCCGTACGGCAAAGGTTCAGATTGATCGGGAGTCGCTGACCGCAGCCGCCCGGTTCATGGACGTCAACGGGCTTTACTGGAATGGGGTGCTGTCGGGGCCAACCAGCATAAGCGACTGGATGAGCAAGATCGGACCTTATTTTATGGTGCGGGAAACCAAGATTGCAGGGCGTTACGGCCTGCGGCCGTTGCTTCCCGTCACCCCATCAGGGGCCATCGATATCGAGCCTCTAACCCCTCAATGGGTATTCGACAGCGAAGCGACTGTTGACGGGAGCTACATTTGGCAGTTGGTGGCCCCAGAAGCCAGGCGGCCATATCGGGCGATTGCGGCATGGCGGCAGCAGGGGGCAGAGGGCCTGTCACGGATGGTCAGGACCACTGAGGCCAGATATGACGACACGCCAGACTCGGCGCTGGCGGAGGAGCACGATCTCTACCAGTTTGCGACCCATGAACTGCACGTTGCCAGGGCAATGCGTTTTGCCCAGGCCAAACGGCGATACATCACCCACTCGGCAACGGTGCAGATCCGGCCGGGCTACTGGAATTCGAGCCTGGGGGAGGGTGAGTTGATTGCGCTGCAGCTGCAGCGCCAGGACGTCGAGGGGGTCGACGCGCCATTGCGGGAGTACTACTGGATCACCAAGCTCACCCACGGCCGCGAGGGGGTGTTGGCCCTGGAGCTCGAACACTGCCCGGTTGACGATCGGAACCGCTCGCTGGTTGCTCGGGATGTTGCTGCGGTGACGGTTCAGAATGTAGTCCTGCTCACCGGCGACTCTGCCCCCAACTGTGACGCTGATCCCAGTAGGGCCACCGACTGCAGCATCCCGGCCCCTGACGAGGAGTCGTGGACAGAGCAAGAAGTGTGGACTTACGGGCGTTTTGGCCGGCGCCCAATCCCCGGTGAGTACCTCGGGAACGGTTATCGAAGCGGTGGCGGTGGTGCTGCCGGCGCCACCGGCGGAAGCGGTGGCGGTGGTGCGGGCGGTGGCGGGCCTGCTGCTCCCCTGCCCCCCACAGGCCCTGTTGAGCCCCCTGGGATCCCGTCCCGGCCTGGCACTCCTGATGGCCCGGCAGACCCCCCGCTGCCACCCCAGCCCCCAGTTAATTATACAAAATATGTTTTACTTTTAACCTTTATCGGAATTGCCCCATGGACTAACTACGGCATCTATATCCAGCAGGTTGATATTCCAATCTCACCAGGTCAAACGGCATATGTTGATGATGGAACAAACGAACAGGTTACCTACGTTCGCATAGTGAACGCAGACGGTACGCTAGGGGCCAGAAATGAGTATCAGCATCTGGTGAACGGCAGTGTCCAGCAAACATGGGGCTATGAATGGAAGAGCCGTTCGCTGAGCCCTGTAGGCCCCGTCTGAAATGGCCAACTTCCCGGCACTCCGCCCCGCTACCGTCCAGATCACTCCCGGCACGGTGCCTACCACACTGACAGCGGGCTATGACGGCAGCACAACAACCAGCACAGCGGATCTGGTGCCGACCGGGGACGTGCTCGACATGACATTTGAGGGGATCACCGAGGCCGAGGCCCGTGGCGTGGTTGATCATCAGGACGGCGAAGAGGGCCGGGCGTTTCAGTTCACCTCAACCACCCTGGCCACTGGGCTAACCCCAGCGGGATACCGGTGGACCTATGCCCAGCCGATCTCCCAGGACGACATTCGTGCGGTTGCTGGCAGCGAGTTTTACCGGCTGTCGATTCGGTTCCTGGGGGTCAGGGTTCGGCGATCCTCAACCCCATCTGCTACGGCAACACTGCAACTTCGGACCACGGCCGCCAAGGCGCTGCCAGCCGGCACCCCCTCGGCATCCGCCACCTTGCGCCTCACCACTACCGCAGCGGGGATGGCAACTGGCACGCCGGCACAATCAGCGTTTCTGCTGCTGCGAACCACCCCAGCAAACGTCAAGGTTCCGACTGGGGAGGATCCGTATTTTGATGATAACTTATTGCTTTGTGGATTTAATGGCGCCAACGGATCTCAAGCGTTTGTAGACGAAGGCCCGCTCAACCTGTCATTAAGCGCAATAGGTAATGCGCAAATATCAACCGAGCACAGTGTTTTTGGCGGCAGTTCGCTTAAACTTACTCAACCAAACATTGACAGCCCAGCCAGCGGAGTACAGCTGCCGACTGATTCCAGACTGGTGATACATGGAGAATTCACCCTTGACGTAAGAGTCAGGCTTCTCAATGTAAGGCGGCACACGGTCTTAGGCAATTCGCCTGGCGCTCAGGCTGGCCTAGACTCTGGCGAAAACAATATATTTATGCTTTATGCAGGAGGCCAAGCTTTTGAGTCTTACAACGTCAATGCCACGATCAATAGTTGGTTAGCCTTAAGATATACCAGAGCGCTTAATGCCGATGGTAGCGCATGGATTTATTACTATTTTGCAAATGGCAATCTGATTATGACCAGGGACTCAGGGCTGCTGGGCAGCTTGAACTTCTCTGGCGGCAGAATTGGCGTCGTTCCACCTTCTACTTATGGCCTGCACGGTTATATCGATGAATTGCGACTCGGCAGGGTTTGCCGTGGAATCACGGCCTACACCGTGGATACTGCGCCATTTCCCCGCACGTAGCCGGCGGCGCTGGGCCAGGTCACGCCGCCACCAACTGAACCCCGGTGACTTGCCACAAGTTCCCTTGCAGCAGGGCCCAGGATGGCGCCGAGGCATACCGCCATCGAACTGGCGTAGGTGGGACTGCCCGGCCAACCCAGACCGCAGCAGGAAGTTCCCAGGACGAGAGCAGCCCAACCGTTCTGAAGTGCGTTTGAAAATCGCTGAACTGCGCCGGGCTGAACACTGGCAGCGGCAGGGCCACCGTCTGCCCGGTAAGGCTGTCATTCAACCTAAACCGCCGATCAAGTTCGGTTGCGATATTGAAATCGCCCGTGGTATGTGGCCTGCCAATTGGCAAGCAGGATTCTGGGAAATTCATCAGACATACACTCCACTGATTTCAATCGTGTTGGGATTGATCGGAAATACGGCCCCGTTAGATGGTACAACCACACCCCAATTAGCAATCATCAGTACACGATCGGCAGTAGCTGCCCCGCCCAATCTTTGATAGTAAGCTACATACTGAGGGGATACAGTACAGGCAGGGTGATTGATCTGCTCTGCCCGTATGATCGTTTTACCTGCGCTGTCGTCTCGCGTGACGGTCAGCGTGGCAGGCACGCCCCCGGCGGTGTAACCCGCTCCAGTCACCTCAGAAGCTGTGAGATCAGAGCGGAATGAATGACTGGTGCTAGGGGTGTAACCAGCCCCCAGTAGCATGGCGTAGAAGTTGCCAGCATTCGCGTTTAGGGTTTCATTTATGATTGCATTAATTGTTGCATATGGAACCATGATGGGCGAGGTGCTTGTCATCGCCGTCTCAATTTTCATTTGTTCAATTCTGAACACCCCACTGATATGGCTCTGGGGACTACCAAAATGGTTGCAGCCTAAGATAATTTGTTGCGCTGCGCTTGATCCCGTCGGGCGATAATAAAGCAGAATGCCGGCAGCTCCCGTGATATTTGCATTCCAGGAAACCGGTTCGATAATTAAAGTATTGATTCCGGTTGCATTGTTCATTGAATTAGACAGCGACAGCAGCTTCCCACCTGCCTGATAGCCTGTCACAATACTGATCTCACCGCTACTAATTGCGGCCATAGTATCGTGGGTGTCCCTATTAAATACAAAACTGGAGGTCATCAACTGGCCGTAAAACGTGCCGGTCAGCGGCATATCGGCAGTGGCCAGCGAGTATTGGGCCCGGTTGCTGAGGGTGAAGACGGGCATTGAATGAGGCTAGGTCGTTGGGGCCATGCTACCGGGCCTGGCGGTCACTCATCATCAGGCTCCCCTGCCGGATCCATGCAGCGGTTGCAGCCGATGGCGCCGGAGCAGTCGCACAGGCCCTCGATGTAGGGCAGGTTGGCCCAGCGGGCAATCAGGTGTGTGGTGGGTTGTTGAGCGCGGTGGCGGGCGATCAGCTCCCACAGCGGCCCAGGGCGGCGGTCCTGGTGGAGGGTGCCATTGATGACAACCTCCCAGCAGCCGCTACCCCTAGCATCGGTTCCAACCCGCAACTGAGGCTCGCACGTCATGGCACCACAGCCCTGGATGATTCCACAGCTGAGCCTAGAGGCCGAGTCGGACCTACGGCGCATGAGGGAATTGTTGCAAACCATGAGTCGTGATGAGCTATTGGGGCATGCGGACATTCTTCTAAATCAAGCGGTAAACAAGGCGGCCGTCATCAGCCAGGCGATCCGCCACATTTCCGAGCTTGAGGCCAGGGAGGCGGTGCAAGATCCAGCTCCGGGGCTGATGCCACAGGACTGGGCGGCAGGGGTGCTGGGGGGATTGGGGTAGGGTCATGCGAATAGGTCGGGTTGAGCGCTCCCGACACAAGCCGGTGACAACCACAACCGCTCGCGCCGTCCGTTCAGGCCATTGGTGCTGTAGCCAGCCCCTCCGCCTGCCTTGCCTTCGGTGACGGACCAGCCACGGACCAGGAGGTCATCGTGCTCGGTGTCATAGCCGCAGAGGATCACCCGCAGCTCACGGGGGGCGGTGATGCACCATTCACGCACGGCCAGGGCAACGTCAGTATCGACATGGGCATAGAGATCGCCAGATGTGGCATAGGGCGGATCCAGGAAGACCGCTCGAGCGCCATCGCCCCCGGTGCCGCTGCGGGTGACCGATGGCTTTACAACCCGCTCCCATGATCCGCAAGTAATCCGCACGCGGCGCAGGCGATCAGCAAGCTGGCTCATGTAAGCCTCCAGCGGACCCTGCCCTGCATCCCCCAGGTGCGGCAGCTCGCGATTCACGCCCCGCCCTGCATCCCCCAGGTGCGGCAGCTTGCGAAGGTGGCCATCAATCACCCGCCATGGACCGGGGCCAAACGGATCACCGATGCCGCAGGCGACCACGTAAAGCCACCAGCCGGCTGCCTTGGCGTCATGGGCCTCGGGATCGCCCTCAAGCCATGCCACCAGGTCAGGCGTGCGACGCTGCTGCAGCCATGCCAAACGGGCGTGGTAGTCGATCTCGGCCACCGGGCCCCAGGCATGATGGGCCACCTCGGCGGGGCTGAGCTGGATGGCTCGCCAGGTGTTGACCAACCACCCGTCAGCATCGTTCAGGGTTTCAACCCGGCGGCCAGTGAAGTCAGGGCGGGCCAGCAGTACGGCGGCAGACCCGGCAAAGGGCTCGACATAGCCGGCGGGATCGCCGAGGGCCTGCCAGATACGGGGCGCGGCGCGGCGTTTGCCACCGAAATAAGGGAAAGGGGCGGCCAACGTCACGCCGGCCCCACGCGATGCACTTCCCAGTAGGCGCCAGGGCCTGCCTGCAACTTGGCCTCGACCAATCCGTGTTTCATCAGCGCGGAAATGCGGCGGCTGACTGCGGATTGCGTGCAGCCCCAGCGGGCCTGCATTTCTGCCGTGGTTATCAGCGGGGTCAGGCCGGCCTGGAAGCGTGGCCCTAGCCAGTAGACCAGATCCAGGCAGTCGAGCAGGGCGCTATCGGGCACCCAGGCGCGCCGAAACAGCAGGGCAGGCACCAGGACGGAGCGGTAACAAAAGTCTGGAGCTGTCGTCATGCCGGCCCCACGCGATGCACTTCCCACCAGGCATTGCGGCCGGAGTGGTAGGTGGTATCGACCAGCTTGGCAGCCTTGAGCGCATCCATGCGCTTGATTGCCTCACTATTTGAGCGGCACCACCAGGCCCGGCGCAGCTCTATCAAGGTGATCGGCTGGGGGATGATGTCGGGATGAAGTGTCTCCAGCTCTGCGGCCAGGGACAGGCAGTCCAGCAAAACGTCATCGGCAACCATGCCTCGGAGGGCGAGGGTGGTGCACAGAACGAAGGAGTCGATCATTTGGTGGCCTCGATAAAATTTGTAATGATGCCGCGGCAGGCTTTTGTCACGTCGCCCACGGGCTGGTCTGCATTGACGCAGACCCAATCCCGTTGCATGGCCAGCTCCAGGAACCCATCGGCCACGCGGGCCAGAAACTCTGCCCCCTCCCTCTCGATGCGATCGGCCAGTTGGCCACCACGGCGGCGGCGGGACTCGGCGAGGGACACATCCAGCCAGATGGTTAGGTCGGGCTGGAGATCGCCGGTTGCGATGACCTCCAGGTCCTGGATCGCGCCGAGATTTAGCCCCCTGCCATAGCCCTGGTAGGCGGCTGTTGATCCGGTGAAGCGGTCGCAGATCACCCAATAGCCGGCATTGAGAGCCGGGCGGATGATCGTGGCGACGTGCTGGGCGCGGTCGGCGGCATAGAGGATCAGCTCGGTTATGGGCTCGGGTCGCTCGGGGGCGCGAGGCTGCAGCAGCAGCTTCCGCAGGGCACAGCCCAAGTTTGTGCCACCAGGCTCACGGGTCACCAGCAACTGAGCGCCTGGGGGCATCAGGCCGCTGGTGGGCAGCCATTCGCTCAGGGCCTGTAGCTGGGTGGTTTTGCCGCAGCCGTCGATGCCCTCTAGGACGATGAAGAGGCCTTTGCTCATGGCGCCTTTCCCGCGTCAAGCTGACCCTGTCCAAGCAAATACAAATAACGAGCAAACTCAATTTGATGCGGGGGAATGTCGAAGATCGGATAGCGTCCATAGCAGGACCTGAACCACGCTACATACATGTGTCTTAAATCTCTATCTGAAAGACTTTGTGACTGTTGGGCTTGATTACTCATGGTTGAATCCCGTGCGGATAAAGTTGAATAACAATTTGGCAAACAAAGAAGCAGATCCAAAACACTGCCCAAGCGTTCCATCTCACGCCTCCACCTTCCCAGCCTGGGGCGCTGACCCAACACCAAACACCGCCATGGTCTGGGAATCCCACGGCCCAAGCGCTGCCTTTTTGAGCACAGCCACAACCGTGCCGACGCCGTCCTGAAACGCATCCCCAAGGGGGCCGCTATGGCCGCCTGAGTAATCGTGGCAGCCCTGGGCCAGGCGGATGGCGTCCAGGAATGTGGGATGGGGTGGCTGGACATCCCCAGCCTGGGGCGCTGGCAGTGGAATGGCGCACAACTGCATGTCGCATTTGTATGCGCCGGCGCCAGGGTCTTTCCATCCATTAAATGAGCCTCCACGTTTCATGGCGTTTTCAAACTCATCAGAACGGCACCAAGCCACCGGCACCCCCTGCAGAGCGGCCAGCTCGGCGGCTTGCTGCTGCTTGGCCCAGGCAATGGCCAGCAGGGCCGACGTGCGCCAGGTGGGTTCGCCGCCGGATCGGTACTCCGCAAACGCGGCGTCCTTCCATTGCCCCATCAGTTCGTCGCTCGGCACCTCCCCCGGCTCCGGCGCGGGCGGGGTGGTGGGGTGGCCCCATTGAGCAAGGCGCTCGTTCATTCCCTGTTGGCACGCAGCCTTGGCATCGTCTACGGAATTGAACGCCCCGAACCAATCTCCCCAGGGCGTCTCGTCAACGGTTGGGCTGTCATATTCATTCCAGCTTTTCCAAGTGATTAGGAATCGACCGAACGGCGTTTTAGCAATGCAATGGTCATATCTACACGTCTCGCTGGGTGGCATGTTGTCGGTCCATTGAAGGCTTGGCCCCTCCCCCTCCGGCTCAGCCTTCAGGGCGGCGCGGGCGTTAAAGAAGGCGCCGTCCCACGCGCTAGTTGTGGCGTGCCGATGGCTGAGTTCGATTAACCGCTCCAGGGCGGTGCGGATGGCGGGGGGTGTGGCTGGTGTCTCCGGCTCAGCTTTCAGGGCGACAGCGGCGGTGGCGCGGGCCTGCGCCCATGCCAGTTGCTCAGATGTATCCAACGAATCCCACTGGTTAAATTCGTCGGCTTGGGCGTTCCATTGCTGCCGAAGGTCATCCTCCGAAAAGGGGCCCAAAGGAATGTCGTCACTGGTCGTGGCGGCTCGAAAGGTTGGGGTGGTCATGGGCCTCTGGTGAGTGATTTTGATTCGATCGGGGGCGGCCATCAGAAGGGGATCTCATCGTCTTTTGGCTGGCTGCCCAGGGGCGCTGTGCCCCATGTCGATGCTGCTGCCGGTGCGGCAGGGCGGGCTGCTGGGGGGGCAGCCTGCTGTCCCCGGCCTGGCTTGGCCATCAGCTCAAACGCCTCGACGTTGACCACCACGCCGCGCCGTTCTTCGCCGGTGTTGCGATCTGTCCAGGTTTCGGTTTCTACTTGGCCGTTAACATTCACCAGGTCGCCCTTACGGGCAACATCAGCGAAGGACTGGGCCTTGTCATTCCACAATTTCAGCTTGAAGCCATAGGGCTTTTGCCCGTCGTCGCGTTTCTGGCCGGGGCGGTTCACCAGCAGCCGGGCGTTACAAACACTGGCGCCAGACCCGAAATACTTCATCTCAGGATCAGCGGCCAGGCGGCCGATAAAACGCCACTGATTGCATTCGATTAGCTGGGTTAGGAGGTCGTTTGGTGCTGGTGCTGTCATGTCGGGTGATTGGTGAGATTAAGTTGATCAGCCAAGGTCAGGCGGACCAGCCGATAGGTGGGTCTTCGGGATCGTCGGCAGGGATCTCGGGGTCGGGCTCGGCAGCGGCAGGCGCTGCATTGAATTTCTCGACGGTCTGAGGGCTGATGCCCTGTTTGGCGATCCTGGCCAGCACATCAGGCGGTGCGCCCCCTAGGTCGCTGGTGTTGCCCTGGCTGTATTCCAGAACAAACGCGGCAATGCCTGCATCAGTCAGGCCAGATTGGCAGCAGGCGGCATAGGCCTGGGCCACCAGGTCTTCGGTGGGTGGCGCTGCCACTGGCGCCGGGGCGGCCAGAGCAGCAGGCAACGGCTGCACCTTGTAGGGCACGCGCTTCCCACGCGAGGCCGTGAGGATGACTGTAATCGGCCCGTTGATGTGCGACAGATGCGACAGTCGGATTCCGCCTACTTGCTGGCCCCCGTACATGGCCCCGGGTTCCCTAAAAATAGTAATTTCTCGCCCAACGTAGTGCGAAGAATCGGGACCCCAAGCTTCTGCCAAGACTCGGCGCATGGATTTGCAGGGTCGCCAAGGCCTGCCGTTATCACCGTCAAAATGGATCGATACGGGCTGCTCTGATTTGAGGGCAACGTCTACCTTCGTAACCGTGATGGTGCGCGGGCCAATAATCAAATCATCGGCATTCATTTGATCGGACTTCGGCGCCAGTGTTGCAGTAATGTCCATCAGAAAATCTCCTGCTCAGGTTGGATAGGATCGGTTGCTGGGAAAATGTCGGCCATCAAGGTGTAAAGCCTCATCATCCGCTGCAGTTCAGCCTCAGCGGCCTTTGCTGCGGCAATCAGTTGTGCAATCGCCAGTTCGTCACGCTCGCAGCGGTGAATGAACAGCGGCAGTCCGGGGGCGTAACTGATGTAGTCGCACCAGGCGCGGCCAGTGACAGCAAGCCCCGCTTGCACTTGCGGCACATACTCGGCTGGCACCTCATTGCTTAGCAGCGATCGAAGGTGGTTCTTCTGCCGGGGGCTTTTGATCTCAATCAGGCCGTCATCACCCATTAGCCCGTCGGGGCTGTAGCCGATCACGGTGCCGTCGAAATCACAGGTGACAAATCCGCACTCCTGCACCGGTGCTCGGTGCTGGGCGTAGATGTCACGGGCCAGCGGTTCCAGCAGGTGGCCGCGTGCCATGTCGTCGCCGTAGAAGCTGGGCTCGCTCTCACCGGTGATCCGCTCGGCCAGCAGCTGCAGCAACTGGGCGCGGCTGCTGTCGTTGTTGGCAGGCTTGCCGGTGCCAGTGAGAAGGCGGCTAATGGCAGATGCCGTGATCATTCCCCGGCGCAGCGCGTGCCATTCGTCGCTGCCTTGCTCGATGTGGTGGTGATAAATCGGAGTTGTTTTCATGTTTCCCCCTGGCTGCTTGACTTCATCCTGCGCCAATCGTCGATCATCCACTGGATGGCGCCAGACCTTTTCAGGTTTTGCTCAAGCATCACGACCCGAACATCGCCTAGCTGAACATCGTTCAGGGAAATGGTCATTGATGTCCGTCGCTTTGGTGGGTTGTACTGCCGTGCCCGTTTGGGGCGCATCGGGTTTGCCATCAGGACGACAGTCCCCTTTCGCGTGCTCGGCGAGCTTGCCAGTTGCGTTGGCGCAAGGCGTTCTGAAACTCAACATCATGCGATGTTTCCGCCCTTGACAATGGAGCCCGGTAAAAATTTCTGGGGGGTGTTGGCTGGTTGATCTTTTCCCCCAGCGCATCACGAATCTTGCACAATTCCTCCCAGGCGCTTTTGTCGTCAAGGGCGTTAATCTGCGCTCGGTGCTCGGCTTCGGCCATGTCTGCAGATAGCCGCCGATGATAGTCAACTTCCCCTTTCATTCGCCCCAGACGCGAAGGACCAGGTTGGTAATCATGGGGCCTGTCAGCTTGGCGCAACCAATAGCAAATAGCACCATAAACACAATCGAAAGAAAGTCAAGAAACATCATTGCCCAACCCTCGCAACGTTGGGCGCGGGGCAGCTGTGACGGCCGAAGTGGACGCCAACCAGAACGCTCGCGCCTGCGAGGAAAGCTGCAGCAAACAAGCCGAGAAGGGCCTTTTCGGTCTTGGTAAACCCAGGCGCGGGGGCAATCCCGGTATCAAGCTGCTCAACCAAGTCGTCGAGCCCATCGGCTGCAATGTTTAGTGATTGAATGCAACGGCTTGGGCTGATGCGGTCCCAAACACTGCAGAGGCTTGTGAGCTGCCTCAAGATGTTGTCCAGTTTGTGAGCCGGAGGCAATGGCCGAATCGCCATGAATGGATGGGCGAGGGACCCCAGAACAATAACCCAAAACCACGCTTTAAAACACGTTTTGAAACACGCTTCAAAACGTGAAACCGTGGGGGCCATGGCCAGACCCTTTGCAGCAGCTAGCTAACGGTGGGATTGTGACAGGTTGCTAAGTGGTTGGGGGATGGGGTGCTGGGGCGTCACAGGTGCGTTATTGTCTGTTCACCGGAGGCGAGAGCCTCCACCGCACTCCCACCCATGGGCGCCATCGCTGACACCCTCCGCGCCACCCTGCGGGACCTGGCACAAGCCGACGCCCGCCTCTACCGGGGCCTGGCCGACGAGCTGGGGACAACCGCCCCGGCGCTTCCTGGCGCTGCCACCGAGGCCGAGCTGGCTGCTGCCGTGGCTCTCCTGCGGGCCCACGGCTACCGGGTCACGCCACCCGGGGGGTGAGCCCCCAGGGGGCCAATCACAACAATCTGTGAACTGGCCCCCCCATACCGCCTTACCCTGTCACGGGTGCGTTACAGTCAATTCATCGGAGGCGAAAGCCCCCACCGATCGCCAGCCGGCTACAGGCGTCAAACCGAGCCGAACCGCCCCAGCAGTCCGGGGCAACCAACCACCACCCTCGCCTCTCCAGTCATGACCGCCGCCATCGCTCTTCCCACCGTCACGATCGAAGGCATCGTCTACCAGATCATCAAAGAAAAGGATTTCACTGTTACCCCCGATCAGGTGGGCTGGTGCCAATCGCCTGTTATTCGGCAGTGGCTGACCCTAAAACGCCCTCGCGGCAAACGCTTCTACAACGCTGTTCGTTACGAGTCGGGCCGGTACAGCTCAGCCGCCTGACCCCACCCTGACCCTTGCCCGCTGGCCCCGCCCCCTCGGCCAGCCTGCAGCGCTCAGCTGCGTTTTTCAACTTACAAAAACACCCATCCAATGAATGACTCTCGCTATCAACTTCTGCAAGAAACTTCTAGTCTTTGTGCCGATCTCTTGCAAGCAAGCGAAGAAGCACGACGCGCTTCTGCTAAACAAATGGAAATCAGGCAAGAAATCGGAAATGCACGAAATTTAATTAACAATCTTGAGCATATTGAAAAAAACGCAGGAAACGACTATGAATTAAAGCGACAGATTGTTAATGAGTGCTACGCACGCTATCAAGCGGCCAAAGCAAATCTTGATTCCATAGATCAATCCGCCCCAGCCTTAACCCTCTGATCCCTGCCCCCCTCGGCCAGCCTGCAGCGCTCAGCTGCTCAATCCACCATTGACACCCTCAAGCCCCAACCGCCATGGATCACAAGCAAATTATTAACCAAGCCATTGAACAAGTCCTATCTGAACGACTACTGCTATCTCCCGGTGATACAGCTTGCCATTCCAGCGATAGCATGAGCTACGTGTTTCATAAGTACGAGAACGGCAGCGCTATCGTCGGATGGGATGGCGTAACCAAGTCATTCCCAATGAGAGAAGTGTTTGACCCAAACATTGTGCAAGCAAGAGCGATAGACATAAAGCTTGGCCTTGCTTGATTCCATAGATCAATCCACCTAGACCCCCTGCCAGGCGCCGTGGGCTTGGCGGATCCGTTCCATCACCACTTATCCCGATCATGCACCTTTATCAAGTCGAAGCACACGACGGCAAGTCCTGGGCTTTTGGGATTCGCGTCAACGCCAACAACTTGTTGCCCGAGTTCTGCGCTCTTGCCAAGGCGGATCGATTTACAAGCCAAGCCGAAGCCTTGCGATTGCGCGATCTAGCCGCCCGCCTGTGCGGCGGATCCTTGCGCGTGGCTCGCGTGCGGGTTGCGGCCGGTGGGCCTGGAGGCACTTTGAGCTTTGTTGGTGCTCGCTGATGCTTGACCCCACCACCATCCCCTTCTGCGCCGACTGCGGGGGGCAAGTCCCCGAGCCAGCCGAACGCTGGCCCGCTGCCTCCGCTGGCATCGTCTGCCAGCTGTGCTGGGAAGCCCAGTGCTCCCGGCAATGGTGGGTCATGGTGAAGCTCCTGCCGGAGGAACCGGGCCATGACTGACCCCACCAACGCCGAACGCCAGCGCCGCTACCGCGCCCGTCGGGCCGGCCGGTTGCCCCCGGTGGAGCTGTGGCGCTGTGTTACCTGCCCGCGAGTTCACACCGGCATTCATGGCAACCACTGCTGGGAGTGCTGGGAAAAGCACGACCCGGCTGGCCGGCTCGCACGGGCTCAGCGAAAACGCAATCAACGGACCAGGGACCAGGCCAAGGCCAATTGCAACAATCTGTGAACTGACCCCGCCATACCGCCTCACCCTGTCACGGGCGCGTTACTGTATGTGGACCGGGGGAGATCCCCGATCGCCAGCCGGCTACAGGCGTCAAACCGAGCCGAACCGCCCCAGCAGTCCGGGGCAACCAACCACCACCACCCTCAGCCAGCCATGACCCGCCGCCGCAATTCTTCAGCCGTCCAACCTCACACCTTTGACTTACCAATAGGCACAATGCTTTATGTAACAGACGGCTTTACGGATTCACTAGCTCAAATTGCCGACATTGAAACAAACCGCTGGGGCACTCATTACATAGTTGTTTACCAAGATGGAACCATGACAAAAGTCGGCCATGTGATGCCTGAAGGCACAAAAGGAATTGGCTTTTCCGTTGCGTCCGCTGAATGGATCGCTCTTCTTACCTAACCCCCCGGCCCGCCGGAGCCCATCCGGCAATCCTTCACATTCCCTCTCGCCTCCGACCAATGCCCGACGCTCCCATTACCTACACCCTTCCCACAATCCACCTGAACGGAAGCGGGGCCAAGTCCCTGGCCGATGAGTACCACGCCGTCTACCAAGCCATTGACCAGGCTTGCGATGCACTGCAGGCCGCAACCTGCAACGCCCGCGACTTCTACTTCCAGGGCGACGCAGCCTGGCGGCAGGCCCGAAAGGAGCGGGAAGAGATGTTCCGCAAACTGGCAGAGGTGCAGAACTATGCAGAAGCCTGGATGGAGCGGGCTTGCGACTACCTCTGACCCCCCCGCGGCATCACGGGGCCACTGCCGGCCCCCTGCTGCCCTGCAGCATCACCATTTGCCCCTCCACTTCAATGCACATCGACGACATCGACAACGCCCGCAGCTTTGCTGAGGACGCAGCGGCAAACCTGGAAGATTTGCAGACCACTGAGTGGTGGCTGAACCTTGACGAGGACATCAAGATTGCCCTCTGCAGGGCACACGCCATGTGCCGGACCATGGCGCACACGATCGAGATTCTGATGCCCACGGCGGCGCCAGATGGCGACGACTGACCGCATCATCACCGGGGCCATGGGGCCCCTTTTAGTCCTTCAACCCTCAACCCTCAAATGAAAACGCTTCTCAAAGACCTTCTCAAAGACCTTCTGCAAGACCTTCTCAAAGACCTTCTGCAAGCCGACTGGG